GGGAGAGCGACTCCCCTGGGAGCCGACGGCCTAAAGGACCCGACCTCCAAGCGGACGGGTTACAACCTTAGTCCCTCTTCCTTTTTTCTTTCGTCGTGCTTTCATCGCAATCAAGTTCAAGGTTAAACATAATAACAATCGTGTTATCGAAAAACTCGACGCAAAAGCCAGGGAGGGTTCCGCAGGCTTTAATGAGGTCAGAGATTTCTGGGTGGTTGACGTAGAGCGAATCGCTAATGCACGAACTCTTCAGATAGGGCGCGATAGGAGAATTCGCAATAGCATCGAAGGGAATGGGGGTAAACTGACTGTCTTTAATGTAACCTACTTGAGCGAGGTCAATTTTAATGGCCGGATTAACACGGCGGACAAGAAGATGAATTTCTGTCATGGCGGAATAATTTAACGTTTTGTTTGAAACTTAGAGTAAAAGCGTTCCCAGGCAGCGGCCTGGGCAGTCCAGAAGGCAACACCCTCGGGCGTAAAGAGGAATACGAACGCAGAGGAGACGAGGTTTTTTGGGCCAAAAACGGGGTTATTGAAGGAGCGCCGGATATGAGCACGCAGGCGATCACGAAAACCGTCGCGAGACAAAGGCCTAGTGCTGTAGTTTGCCTTGAAGGCGGAGTACAAATTTCGACGAACGAGCCATTCTGTGAAGGCGTACTCGATAACATCAATCATCAAATCATCGATCCTAGATTTCCTTGTTACTTTTTTCATGGTAGTATGGTTATTGGTTTACAGTGCAAATATAAGGCAAAAAGAGCAAAGAGCAAAATTCAAAAGGTCGAAAAGACTGTTCATTCTTTCTCTATATAACGACGGCTAGTCATTGTTGTGCCAGCGTATCGGCCATCCTTGCCGTAAACCTCTTTACTTTCATCGTAACCAGCAGCAGCGGGACGCTTCGCCGCAACCGAGCCGGTAAGAGCCATGGCGCCAAGCAGAGCGGTTCTCGCCATGCTATAACCAAAAGCATTCTTGCTGGATCGATTGTGAAACCAACGACCTGAGAGATCCTGTTCGCCTTCCGAGACGGCGAGACCCATAAGCTTCTGATGAATCTGGCGACCTGTCATCTTCACCGTCTTACCGGTGGGCTTACCTTTCTCATTGACTTCGGGGACATCAATCTCGGAATCCCAATTGAGGTTGAACCACTCACGGAGATCAGCCAGCTTAACCTTGAGAACCTCAGACTCAACCTGCAAGACATCACCGGAGGAAGAGGATTCGTAAGCGGCGGCGAAATCCCGAGCGATTTGAGCGGCATAAACAGAATCGAAGTATTTGTCGTTATACTTCTTGATTTGATTTGCCTCTTCAACATGTTTCGCATACATGGTAAGGAAGTCTTGAAACTTGTACGTAGCCATAAGATCGGCGTATTGGGCATCAGCAGCATGGATGTCAGCTAGAGCGCGATTAAGGCGGACTAACTCGGAAACATTGTCAATGTGATGCTCTAACGACTTCTTCTCCAGGGTATCCATCTCCTTCCGCCAGTCAGTACTATGAGTATTGCCTCTCATGAGTTCAGCCTCAGCATTATCACGATTAGCAGCAGCGTCGTTGCGATTAACTGAGGAGCGAGCCATCATATTCTGCGCAATAGCCACAGGATCAGAAGCTGCGAAACCGCCAGGAGCGATAGGCGAGCCGCCCGAAGGACCGGAGGCGGAGGGCATAGAGGCTGAGCCGCCAGACATAGTAGCATTTACTCCGACACCAGAAGAGCCGAGTACGGCGGCAGGAGTAACGCCAGCTTTCAGATAGCGATCGAAAACTTTCGAGGGATCATTGTAAGCGTTCTCATAATCGAACTGTTTTTGCCAATTAGCGTAGGAGAGTTCAGACTGCTTCTGCATCTGCTCGAGAGCATACTGCTGCTGAAGCTTCATCTGTTTTTGCTGATATCGCCACTGACGGCGAGCATTCATGCCTCCAAAAAGTTGACCTAAAAAACCGTTTATTAAACCGGTAGAGCCAGTAGAGGCGGCGGATCCGCCAAGGGCGCGACCAAAAGAAGCAGCGGCGCCAGCGGCAGCGATAGGTATAGGCATACTACACGTGAGTTAAATTTCTAGAACGAATAATATAATCGACACGAACGGTGTCTATGTGAACGCCACTACGCTGCATCTTAGCTTGAGCCGAGCACGAAGCAAGAAAAAAAGCAGCCAATGCAGCAACGATGGACGAAATGAGTGTCCAGAACGCCTTAGACTTGTAGAAGGGTTGTTTAACGTCTGACATGGCATTAAAAATTAAGGGGAAGCTACGGTGCCGTACCCTCACTTCGTTCGGGGCGGTTCTCCGAACCGCGAAATACGTCACCTCGCCACAATGGTGTAAACAATTGAATAAAGAACGATAGTAAAAATGCGCGGCCTCTCCTGCAGTCGTTACCAATAACCTTCAGCGATTCACGAACTCTCACAGAAGGGGTCCGCGCACGTAGCATATATCGTCAAGTAAAGGATATACTATTTTTCTTCAGTGTTAGAGGGCTTTGAGGTAGACTTAGCCTTATCTAACTGAGAATCAATGAGTTCCTGACCAACCTCGAGACCATCAAACTTATCCATACGAGAGAACGAATTAGGGTCGAAATCGATTTCAGGGTTAAACTTCTCGCCCTTGTCGAAGTCAGAGGGCTCAACCACTACGTCTGGGCGGCCAGGCAAAACGTCGACAGAGCCAGAACCGTCAAGAACAGACATAATTCGCTGACCGCGGGAGACATAAGCAGGAGCGTCTGCGAGTAACCAATCAAGTGCCATAAAATCAATGTATTAGCGATTAGACAAACGGGTTGCAAATGTTTTGTTAACTAAATTCTTCTTCTGAACAGAATACGAAAGGTTGATGAAAAAGTTATCCTCTGTCTTGGAGGCAAACGGGGAGTTTACCTGGTCAATATCCACGAACAGAAGGGAGTAATACTGGTTATAGCTAGCCGACAAAACGCGCTGTTGAACCCAATAAGAATAGATAGGCATACTGGTAGCAGTGCCTTGGAATCGGGAAAGCTGACCAAGAACCTCGTCGTACGAGGATCGGAACTCGTTAAAGCACGGTTCGTAAGCCACGGCCTCCGAGGCTGAAGTAGTTCCGAAGCCGAACTGGAACCCAGGAACATCCTGATATCCAATGTCATTGTAGATCGGATTAAAGTAATCGGCACCAGTGTAATGGAGGTAGTCGGGGTAGATACCTGCCCAATAGTAGACGGGGCGAATACTCAGCATATCAATCAAATAACCGGGCTCACGGAAGTAGTAGGATTGCCGACGACCAAGGCGCTCATTAAAGGCAATAGCACCTCCTTGCTGGCCAAGAGGGCCATTGACGCTCGGACCACTGAAGTTGTTTTGACCTGCTTGATTCAGGACGACCTGTACGTTGACAGTCTGTGAAGCACTAAAAAGCAGCTTAGGTCTATCGACGTGTTCAATCTTCGACGCAAAAAAGGTTTCCAGCCAATCACTATAGCGAGAACCTCCAGCACCAAGCAAGTCCTTATATTCCTGAAGCCGTGAAGCAATAGCCAACTGTGGTATGGTTGAAACACCAGACATGGAAACACTCTCAGAACTGCCGACGGGGAGCAAGCGACTATAACGATCAGGATTTGAAGGTATAACGGCCATCGGATGAGCTACAAGAAATGCTCCAAGCGTAGTAACAGTCGTAGTACCAGGGCCAGCGGCAAGTTGATTCGAGGGGCCTGCGGTAGTTAACGAGGTGCTTCCGGGATAAATGGTAGAAACGGGGTAGCCATTCTTGGAGGCGGTAATCGTAGTGCCGAGGTCCGAAAGCACTATCTGGGAAAAAAGATTTCCCCTATTATACGTATTATTCGACGACGGCACAGCTGAAGGGTAGAATTGGCTTTCATAATAAGCATCGAGAAACTCGAGGTTTCCGATTCTTTGCGAGAAAAACGTCGATACGTCGCTGAACTGAGGGGTGTTATACGCAGTGCCAGTGCTATTAGGGATGAACCACCAGCTGGAGGGCCAGGCGAAAGAGTAGAGACCCCACTGGGAATAGCTGTAATAATTGCGGACAATGTCCCAGTAAGCAAGATAAGAATCGGCATTACACCAACCTAAAGGATACGATAACTGAGCCGCCGTAAGATTGGCAGACATCGGAACGTTACTCGAGGTCGGGGTCGGTATAGAAGCGGGGATAACACGCAGCCAACGAAGCAACGAGTTGGAATAAGGGTAGTTATTGTAAGTGTACTCGTAAGAGCCAGTTGTTGCAGCGGCAACGAAATTCAGGCTCAAGTTGTTCATATCGAACTTACTGCTATTCGTCCTCATCTCAGGGTGATACAGCTGAAGCGGCACCCAAAAGCGGTGAAGTCGAACAGTGTAGGGATTAAACGTCGGGACAGCAAGGGGGTTGCTGCGAACATCAATGCCTTGTTCGATAGATACGCGATCACGAGCGTTAATAAAATCGATTCGCACCGGATACAAAATACCCGGTGTGCACGTAAAAGCTTTACTCTCAGGAACATCGTACCGAGAATAACCATTTACAGCATGCGAAATAAAAGGTTGTTTTCCCATAAATTAAATGTTTAGTTGAAGTTTATAGTGGTCTTCCCAAAACTGGAGAATATCCAAATCCAACCAGGTAGGAGGATCGAAATCCGGCATCTTGCGAGAGGACGCAGAAAAGCGCATCATTTGCTTTTGTTCCCACGTGTATGCCTCTCTACGGGATACGGAGGATTGGAGATTGAACCGTTCAACACACAAAGACACAATACGCTTAACCAGAGGAGACTTGCTAAAATGTGCGTAAGAGTCAGCAGCGGTAATCGAGCGAGCAACATCGTCTTCCGGTTTAAGGTATCTAAGGTAATATCGAGGAATCGAGTAGTTATAATTGATACGCTTCTCAAAGTCAAAATAAGACCACGTCGAAGTACGAAGAGAAGGGCGAGGCATATAACCGAGAAAATCACCAACGCCAGCAGATACGAATTTTCGCGTATAACGGCGATGTTGGAGGAGGCAAGACAGAGCTGTAGCTTTTCCATTTATGGTAACAAATTTATCCGAAACGTCTTCGGGATTAAACTGAATTTGTTTAGTAACATATTTAACAACGTATCGAGCACGTTTATGCGTGCCTTTTCCAAGCCAAACAAAGCCGAGATCACCGACAGCCGACCGGATGTCGTTGTAGAGGCAGTTGGTCCCGAAAAGAAAACCGTGAAAGTGAAGGCGCGGCTCCGATCCTATTTCCGGGTGAGTCCCGAACTCTTGGAAAAACGCATGCTTGAAAGAGTGTCCGAGCGAATGGCGAACTCTCTCATTCCACCGTCGAATAAACTTAGAGGGGTCCTGTAATGCTTCATTGTAGTACTTCGGAGCTATGGTTATCGTAATGAAAATAGCCTGCTGACTATTGGCCTTACAACGAGCGAGTTCGCGCTCGAGGCGAACGAACCAATTATTACGCTGACGACGCAGGCAGTCTTCGCACTTTCCACACGGAACCATGAGCCATTGACGAGCGATATCCCAGGGACGAAGAGCTAGGGCGGACTTAGCGACATCAGAGCCATTACGACAGGGATTCTTCTTGTCGAAATAGCGGCGATTGCGTATCCATATGGGAGAGAGGCAAGGCATCACAAAAAACTTCTAAGGCAGTCAAATTTGATAGCAGGATGATCGAGACGACAGCGAATGAGGTAATCATTGGCGGGCTCTTCTTCGGAAAACCAGGCAATAATAACGCGCTTGCGGCCGCGATAGGCTCCAATAGAGAAACGGTAGGGAATACTGTTGATCACAGGAGAAAAACGGGGGCGAAAATCAAATAAATCCATAGTCGAAGAATAATACTTTGCGCTTCGAAAGACGGTACTTTCGAGCGCGAAAACTGTTTCGTTACGCCGCTCGACGGCCTTAACGGCCGGGACGCTTCGCGTCTTCGAGCTCCATGGCTTCACTTCACGAACTATATACCGAATAAATTCGGTGAGTTTGAGGGTAAAAAGAATCCCAGGGGAGAGCGACTCCCCTGGGAGCCGACGGCCTAAAGGACCCGACCTCCAAGCGGACGGGTTACAACCTTAGTCCCTCTTCCTTTTTTCTTTCGTCGTGCTTTCATCGCAATCAAGTTCAAG